GAGGACAACCCCTTCGAGGAGGGATCCGCTGACGCATCCGCCAAGACTGGCAAGCGTCGGAAGGGTTCCGCCAGGTCGCTGGTGATCCCGAAGCCGGCCTCTGGTGCTGGCCCTTACAGCGGAGGCGGTTGATGAACGGCAGGATCAAGAGCTTCTACACAAGTTTGAACAGCAAGCGGCAGACGCTGCTTGACCGGGCTCGATTTTGCTCGAGCCTCACGAAGCCCTGGGTCCTTCCACCTGATGGGATGGCGGACGGCGACACGCTGCCCGAACCGTTCTCAAGCCTCGCCGCCAGGGGGATCACCAACCTAGAGGGCCGACTGCTCCTCGCCCTCTACCCCCCTGGTCGGCCCTTCTTCGCCCTTCGCATGGCCTCGCAGCTCGAGTACGACGAGACCGTGGACGCGGCGGCCAAGCAGCAGATCGAGCAGGCCCTGTTCCTGCAAGAAATGACCATGCAGGCCACGCTCGAGTCTGCCTACACCGGATCCCGAGGCGGCAACCGCAGGCGTTCGGGGTTCCGGACCAGGAAACGGCAGGCCCTGACGCAGCTCCTGGTCACGGGAGACGTGCTCGAGCAGCTGACTGACGACTACCGGATCAAGGTGTTCCGTCGAGATCAATACTGCACCAAGAGGGACAGTTCTGGAGACGTTCTCTGCCACGCCATTGTCGAGCAGATCGACCCGATGACGCTGACCGATGCTGAGCTCGAGGCTTGCCAAATGCGTCGGGAAGACATGGCTGACAAGTACCCGAGCGACCGGCTCGAGGATCTCTACACGCTCTGCGAGTGGAATCCAGTCACCCAGCGATGGGTGATCGAGCAGGAAATGTGTGGCCATGTGATTCGCATGAGCGAGGACGCCGTCTCCCCCTACATGGCGACGGCCTACGAGCTGGCACCAGGCGAAAGCTATGGCCGGGGCCTGGTCGAGCTCAACCTGGGCGACATCCGATCCATGAATGAGCTCACGATGAGCCTCCTGGACTTCTCGGCCACGGCATCCAAGCAGCTGTTCTGCGTTGACTACAACTCCCAGGTCCGGCCCCAGGACCTGGCCCAGCCCACCGGCTCCGTCATCCAGGCCAGGGTCCAGAGCGGCCAGGTCACAGACGTGAGCCTGCTTCGGGCCGACAAGCTGGCCGACTTCCAGGTCACGGCCAACACCAGGGACTCGATTCGTAAGGACCTGGCCACGGTCATGCTCATGGAATCAGAAGCTACCCCTCAAGGCGAGCGGGTCACTGCATTCCAGGTTCAGCGGGTAGCGTCGGAACTCGAGGGTGCCCTGGGTGGGGTGTTCGCTCCAATCGCCGACTCCCAGCAGGTCCCCCTGGTCGAGAGGCTCATGTTCCAGATGAAGAGGGACCGAATCCTGCCGGCCATCCCCGACGACACGGTCGAGATCGAGACCCTCACGGGCATCGCCGCCTTGTCTCGAGAAGCAGACGGCGGACGCATGATGCAGGTGCTTCAGATGATGACACAGCTCGGCCCCGAGGTCATGCAGCGCGTAGATACCACTGTCCTGGTCGATCTTCTGATGCGTCAGGCTGGCGTTTATGAGCCAGGTCTGCTCAAATCCCCCGAGCAGTTGCAGCAAGAACAACAGGCAGCAATGCAGCAGCAGATGGCGCAGCAGGCGGCGGGCAAAGCCGTGGACGTCATCGGAAACACCGAGCAAGCCCGCGCACAGCAGGAGCTAACCAATGAGTGAAGAAGCCACGGGGCTACCACCAGTCACCGCACCGATCAAGCCTGAGCAGCACAACAGCCCGATCGACGGGCTCGAGGTGCCAGAGGGTGCTACCGCACCCGAAAACGTGCAGGTCATCGGCGACGGCACGGCAGAAGCCAGCTTCCCCGACCAGGACGAGGCACGGCAGGCAGCTGCTGAGGAGGCCACAAAGGCCGAGCAGGCCAAGCTCGCCGGCAAGTACGAGACCGTCGAGGATCTCGAGAAGGCCTACCAGGAAGCCCAGCGGAAGATCACCGAGCTGAGCCAGCAGGACGCCCGCACCTCCGAAGAAGAAACCGCCTTCCAAATCGAGAAGCACGGACCGTTCGCCGATCGGGATATCGCCGGCGTGCTCGAGGCCGCGAGCCTGGACGGCAAGATGCTTGCCGAGCAGTGGGAAAACCAGGGCAAGCTGACCGATGAGCAGTACGAATCGCTGAAGCAGATCGGGTACTCCCGCCAGGTCGTTGATACATTCGTGGCTGGCCAGTATTCGATGGTGCAGGCCGAGAACAACACCCAGCAGCAGATGCTGACCCAGGCCAAGACCCTGGTCGGAGGGGAAGATCAGCTCCAGAACCTGTATCAGTGGGCAGCAAACAACTACACCCCCCACCAGCAGGAGCAGCTGAACCAGAGACTCGCGGATCCCCGCACCTGGCAGTCAGCCCTGAAGGAAATGATGTTCGATCAGTCCTCGGCAGCTGGAACGATCCAGTCGCGGCCATTGATGGACGCCACCGAAGTGGCACCGCCCGAGCCGGCGGGATTCACCACGACCCGTGAGGTCCTGATGGCGTTTGAAGCTGCCAGGAACAACGGGTTCATGTCGGACGAGACTAAAGCCAAGCTCGCCCGCACCCCGCAGCACCTCCTTGAAGGAGTCGGTTGATGCCCCCACTTATGACCAAGGAAATGTTTGACCAGCTCCAAAAGATGCGATGCGAGATTCGCTTCTCAAGCCAGGACGGCGAGCACTGCGCGTCACTGCATGACACGCTGACCAAGAAGGGTATCGACCACGCGACCAGCTGGAACCTGACGGATGCAGCCCGCAAGGTGATCGAGAAGCACAAGGACCGCCCCGTTGACATTGACAGCGCGCAAGCCTTGAAGGCAACCACGAAGACTCAGGCGGAAAAGATTGAGCAGCTCGAAGCCGAGCTCGCCAAACTCAAGCCCGCCGAAACCAGGAAGCGGCGACGTGCTGCTTCCAAGACCGCGACGATGAACGCGAACGACGCCCCCGATACCGGAAAATCTCCGCCGGGGACACCGTCTGGAGCTGACTGACCTCGCCCCTAAGTAACGACACAAAAACGGAGCCATCACATGGCACTTGGCGACACAGTCCCCACGCGGATCCTCCAGAAGAATGCAACTGGAGACGACCGCGCCCTCGCCCTGAAGATTTTCAGCGGCCAGGTCTACGAAGCGTTCACGGCTAAGACCGTGTTCTTTGACAACACCGGAAACATCATGGCCACCAAGGTCCTGACCGGCGGACACGAGGCCCAGTGGCCCATCATGGGCGACGACCCCACGGCCGCCTACCACAATCCCGGCGAGTTGATGGTTGACGGAACGATCAAGATGACCGAAGGCGTCGTCCGCGTGGACGACATCCTGGTCAGTCACATTGATGTCCCGTTCAACGATCTCAACATCTCCCACTACGACGTCCTGGCCCCGTTCGCCACCAAGCTCGGCCGAGCCCTGGCGATCGACATGGACAAGAAGCTGGCGATCGTCGGACTCCGTGCCGCCCAGACTGCTGCCGCTCCTGGCATTCACAACGGCGGCAAGCGGGTATTCGTTGACGATGGTGTCGGTGCCGGCTCGTCCGTCCCCGCCAGCATCACCTCAGCGTTTGCGAACAGTTCGACCGGATCCGGCGCGTTCCGCGACAAGGTTGCAGAGCTCGCCCAGAAGTTCGACGAGGACAACGTCCCCGAGGACGGTCGGTACCTGTTCATTCCCCCGCACATCCGAACGATCCTTCGCCATGAGGCGACGTCGCTCGGTGCGTCGTCAGCGTCGGCACCCGCAGGTAACATCTACTCCAAGGATGTCACCTCGGTGCCTGGAGACCTCAACCGTCGAATCGTCGGCGTGCTCGAGGGGTTCAACCTGATCGTCACCAACCACCTGCCGACGGCAAGTGCGACACCGATCAACAACGCCGGCGACCCGGACACCAAGTACGACTACACCGCGAGCGGGCTTGACGCCTCCGGTGACGATGCCAACGACGGCAGCTTCACTCTGACCGAGGCCCAGGCGAACGCAGTCCCGGCTGCCCTGGCTCTCTGCGGTGCGTCCGAGGGTGCGGCCTCGATCGGAATGGTTCAGGCAGCGGGTATCCGCAGCGTGATCCAGGACGACGAGCGTCGGAACACCAAGTTCATGAAGTCGCAGATCATGGTCGGAGCCGACGTGCTCTGCCCCTGGACTGCCGGCATCATTGGCGTCACGACCTGATTTCGCCTTGGGACCAAGGGCGGAGGGGAGCAATCCCCTCCGCCTTTTTCATTGAGGGATTGGGAATGACTCAGCAGCCCAACAACGTAGTGAAGCTCAGTGGCCGCGATTGGACTGGTATCCTAAGCGTGGCAGCAACCCTGCTCATTGCAACGCTGGCCAGCTACCAGCACCATGATCGCAAGCTCACAGAGCACTCCATCCGACTCGAGTACCAGCAGTCCCAACTCGAGCGTCTCACCCGCGACCTCGAGAGCCTCGAAGCCAGGCTCGAAAAAGGAACTAGATAGATGCCCCAGGTACAGCTCTCGACCAACACCCGGCACTGGCAGATGATCGGAGAACAGACCTCCGACCATGCCCAGCCGGCCATCACGGCAACCGATCCGAAGAATGAGACCAACGTCTACATCACACGGGACAGGAACCTGGCGAAGCTGGTGTTCGCAACTAGCAACGACAACCTCACCGCCAGCGTTTCGCTCTACGGGTGGTCCCAGTTTGGTCCTGGCCACTGGTTGCCTACCCTGATCGGCAAGTTCGCCCTCACGGGTGGAGCCACCCAGGGCCTGTCTGGTGCCCCGATCAACCAGACCTGCTACCTGGTCGATACGATCGCCCTGAACGACGGCGACGAGTCCGTCCGGATTATCTCAGGCATCGCCGGCGAGACCGCCAGCATCACCTGCGACCTGGAGGGTGCGGATCGCCTGGAAGTTCGAGCTCATGACCTCGGCGGCACCGGGGAAAGCACCAAGCTCGTTACTGCGGTGTCAATGTTCTGATATGGGTATTCCACACATCCACCAAAAGCTCGAGGACAACGGTGCGGCCTGCTTCTGGGGCCGGATCGAGTCCGTATCCGCATCGAACGGGCAACCGACCGTCTATCGGTGGGTGGATGAGATCAATGATCGGGACTACCTGGCCAAGTGCGTGGCCGACGGTGCGTACGCCATGTGGATGCCCAGGTACAACCTCGCCAACGGCGGCGTGCCTAGCGACAACCGCTTCAATATGGTCGTTCCTGGAACTGGTTCGTCATATCAAGGCGCACAGCTCGGGCTGAGCAGTGGCGGCCCCCTGAACTGGGGCCGAATGATTGTGCCGGCCTTGGCTGGTCAGAACGTGGGGTTCTACGGAGAATCCGGAGACCTCAGCCCCCTGGCAAGGCGAACGAAGGCGCAGCAGACATACCCGAATGACAGTCCAAAGCCGGAAGCCCTGCCGGGATCTTGGAGCCTCGAGGCCCAGGCGTGCTTCGTCGCTGAGCACGCTGGCAGCACCAAGATCGTGGAAAGTTTCCCGTTCACTCTCGAGTGCTGGGCGAAGCCGACCGCTGCGAACGTAGGCGAGTTTCCCACGGCCAACGGAAAGCCAGGGTGTGCCCTGATGGTCGCACCGCCGAACAACCCGGAGTCCCCCAACACCGCAATCAATGTTCCAGGAGCAGGATGGAAATGCTGGGGCGTCGGATTCAAGGATGACAGCACAAACCCCGGCGTGCCCGTGGTGTTCTGGGGCGGATGGGAGGGACACGACGCCCTCTACCAGGCCGGCCCGGACCCAGGCCGAACCAAGTACCCAACCAGCTCGAGCAACCCGAGCTCGGCCGAGTGGCAGCACGTCGTCGCCGTGTTCCATTCGGCCAGCCACGTCCAGCTCTTCTGGAACGGACGCGAGGTAGGCAACTACAACAACAGCGACTTCACCAGCTTCCGCGACCAGAACGGATCGAACCAGGCATGGTCGGGCAAGACAGTCACGGACCCCTCGAGCTACAGCTACTCCCAGGCCCCCGGTCTGACGGCCTGGATGGGCGGATGCAACTGGTTTTACGATCCAGGAGGCGGCTCGACCCCGACCCTGGAGAAACAGTTCCCCCTCGCCGGAAAGTTTGCTTTCCCCGCCGTCTACCGCAAGGCCCTCTCGAACCGCGAGGTCATGCACCACTTCCTGACTTGCCGCCAGGCTGCGAACATCACGCTCCGGGGCGAGGCCCAGGACTACAGCGGCTCCGCTCCCCAGGGGGTTCTGAAGGTCGAGCGGACCAAGGTTTCGGGACTCGGGCGTTCTGACCAGATTTTGATCTATAAAGATCAAATAACCACGGGCCAGGCCTCGATGGAGATATCGGCAGACGGGAAAGCTGCGATCCAGCAGTGTGGCCTGCCCGATCCATTCCCATACCTGAGCGGCGTCACCGACGACCGCCGGTACCACGACGGAACCCAGGGCGGATTCAAGGGCTACTGCATCGCAGGAGCCATCGGTGCCATATTCGACTCCTCAATCGCCACGATCGCCAACGGGTTCATGGCCCCGATGTCCTGGATTGGGCGGCCGCAGTGGGGCGTCAGCGGGCAAGAGCTCAGCACCCCCACCGGGATGCAGGTCCCGCTCTTCTCCTCAACGAACAACCTGCAACGGAACGCATTCCTCTACGCCGATCTCCAGGATCCGAAGAACGCAGCGGATCGTGCCACTGGAACGGTCAGAGTCACCGCAATCAACAGCAGCAAGGATTCCCGCCTCGGCACCCAGGTGTTCTCTGCGAAGTACGAGAACGGGCAGGTGCTCGAGATAGGGACGCAGCACGAGCCCGAGCTGGCCGTGGCGAGCAGCACTTCAGACGTCGGAACGCTGCGGCTGGCCGATTCCTCCGGAGACGGAGCCTGGGACTACCTGACACTGGTCAGCGGGACCGAGACCCCCCTGGTCATAGGCCCTCACGCCCTGATCGGGTCCCCGATGCCCACGCAGACAGTGATTCGGATGCTGGGCGGAACGCCAAAGCTGCGCAGCCGGCAGGCCACGGGCCTTGTTCGCCGGCACTACGAGATCAACAACATGCCGCCCGCTACCAGGCAGGCCGGAAACAAGACTGCATCGCAGGCTCCAGCTACCCAAACGACAATTGGAACGCTCTCGATCAGCGGACCTCAGACTGCTAACGAGGACACGGCAACGTCCTTCTCAGTGTCCAGGAGCGGAAACTCGAACACGATCACCTACGCCTGGTCATGTTCGCCCAGTGCGACCGTCGTGGCATCCGCAGCGAACGCCTCGATCACCTTCCCGGATCCCGCGACCACCTACACCGTGTCCGTGACGGCAACTGATTCCAACTCTTCAGATACCCCCAAGAGTGCCAGCCAGCAGCTCACCACGAACGCCGCAGCTACGGACTGGGACACACATGAGGTCGGTGCCTTCTTGATTCCGAAACTGGACACGAACGGATTCATTCGTGATTACGATCACCAGTTCCCTCTCGACTCTGCTTACATCGCAGTCGGACGAATGGGTACGAACAGTGCCGCGACTGCCCCGTTCAACTACGCGCCAAATGGCGACTACGGCAGTCCAGCGCATCAAGTGAAAGCCCCGCCATACGCGGCGGTTTGGGTGTCTTCCGAGACGGCAGCCAGTAGTGGTCATGGACGTCCCGATGCCGGGTGGCGCGTATACAAGCGGAACGGATACTCCGACGGAACGGCGGAGGGAGGGACTCCAACTTCCGCTGGCCGAGCGGTGTACATCGCGCACGCTTGGCCGAACGGCGCGGACAATGACGACGGATATCTCGGTCTCGGTGGCACCGACACGTTCCCGTTCTTCGTGGCGCATCTCGACGACTACAGCGGCTCGACTGGATCAGGCGGGACCGATTCCTGGACCGACCCGTTCGACTGGTCATCTCCGAAGTACACGTTGACGGCGACCCTGGTGGCGACATCGGGATCGAACTTGTCCCTCTCAAGCGTCTCAGAATCTGGAGCGACAGCGGACTGGGAACCCTACACCTACCAACCGCTTCGAGGGGGTGCGGTTCACGTCTTCATGCTTATGAAGGCGTCGAGCGGCGGCGCGTTCAACGGATCGGGGAACGACTTCTTCGCAGATACGAAACTCCAGCACGCGAGACTTCGCAACACGACGAGCGGGAGCGAGTACGACATCTGGGATTCCGCGAGTGGAACGGCGGCGGACAAATACACGGCACTCGTCTTCGGAGATTCAAGCGCGAACGAACCGTGGGGATCGGGTGCGACCTTCTACCTCCGGTGGTCCTACAACAGCGGCGACGGGACCACCACTTTCGCTAAGTTCTCCGCCGGCGACACTATTCAACTCGACTTTTACTACACCGATGACACATAAGGAACAGTCCGATGGCATCCGACAGAATTCAAAATTTCGCACAGATCGAGACCGCCCTCAACACGATCTCGGGTCGCATTCAGCGGCTCGGGATGGTCTACAAGGAAGTCACGGGCAGAACTCCGACCGATGACATGCTGATCGACGAATTGATCGCGGCTGCTGCTATCCTGACGGCATCTGCCGAGTCGCTCAAGGCGGTCGAGTACGACCCGACCCCGCCGGACGAAGGCCTCGAGCCGTGAAACTTTTTTCACTCGCGGCCCTGGGCCTGGCCGGATGCACCTCGAGCATCAAGGTCAAGACCCCGGAGGGCCTCGAGGCCGAGATCACGAGTCCGATCGACGCTGTTCAGCCCCCGGTCATCCAGGTCGGAGACATGCTTCTCCAAGCCGGAGCTCGCCAGGCCACGGACCAGGCTCTCGAGCATGTCTCGAGCAGCACGAGCTGGCTGGGGATCGGCCTGGTAGCCGCCGGCCTGGCGTCCCTGCTGCTGAGCGGGGCGATGCCGTTCCTGCCCAGGTCAACCAGTGTCATCCTGATCGCAGCTGGAGCTGCGGCGTTCGCGTTCCCGATCCTCATGGATCGCTACTCCACCTGGGTCTTCATCGCCGTCCTGGGCCTGGCCGGACTCTGGGTGTTCGGCCTATTCGATAACCGCCAAAAGCTGAGGACTGCCCCATGAGCATCTTGAAGGTCAACCAGATTCAGAAGAACACCGATGCGGCAATCACGCTCGGATCCGACGTGACCACTGATAATGACATAACGCTGACGACCAACGCCAATCTGGCCGCCGGTAGTGCCGCTGGCTGCTCACTGCCGGCCGGGACCATAATCGGGTCCGGCAACACTTTCAGTGCTACGGGTCTCACCAGCACCGGAACCCTGAACGCCAATGAGGTCAGCGTAGATTCCAGGACCGTGAGCTCGGCACTCCCGAGGGTCGGGGGCGTGCTCCAGTTCACTGCCACCTGGTTGCAGAATGCTGCTGCGGTAGGCGTCTCGAACCTGAGTGTCATCTCAGGCACGGGGTTTGGAATCGACACCGTGGCCGTCATCGCCAACGAGGCCGCTGACGCCAGCTCTGGAATCCAGGTCAACTTCACGTCCGGAGTCACCGGCGCAGGCGACAACGCCAAGGGCATCGTCATGGTCCGCTTGAACCCTGGATCGACTAACCCGCACCAGGATGATTTCTTCTTCAGGACGGTCATCACCGACGGAAATCTGAAGCTCTACCCGACTCACAACACCGACCACGGGCACTCTGGAACCAACAAGGTCGTCCAGGCCCATCTCCTTGTCATCTCCCCGAACTGAGGTATCCACATGAGCATCGTCACCTACGCCCTTGGATTCGTCACCGGGGTCGTCGTTTTTCCAATCGTCCAGGCTGGCGTGAAATGGGTCACTGGCCGCATTCACGGCTGCGATGACTGCGAGATGCGCAAATGACCACGAAGGCTGACGCAGTAAACCGCGTCCTGAACCTGGTCGGCAAGATGGACCAGGCCAAGCCAGCGGGCGGGGTATCCCCAGTTGAGAAGACCAATACCGCCGAGGGCAGCTCGAGCTCCAGCACCGCCTCCTATGTCGAGCGGTTCCTGGATCGCTGCGAACGGCAGCTCCAGGAAAAGGGCTGGTATTGGAACACCGAGACCGACGTCACTTTGACTCTGACCGCCGGGAACCAGGCGAACCTGCCAACGCCGGCAGGGGGAACAGGCGAGATTCTGCGGATAGACACGGTCGGCAGCAGCCGACAGGTCCCGGTGGTGATGAAGGACGATAACGGCACCGACAGGCTGTTCAACCTGAAAGACAACGACTTCACTTTCGACTCCGACCTCAAGGTCGAATATCAGTACCGAGTCCGATTCGACTACATTCCCGAGACGTTCATGGACTACGTCATCGCCAAGACTGCCCTGGACGTGAACATGGCTTACCAGTTTCAGCCCGAGATGCAGTCGCAGCTGGCCATGCTTGTCGGCCGCCAGGAAATGCTGATGCACAAGGATCAGATCAATCAGGGCGACGTGAACATCTTGGCAACCAGCGAGGCAACGGCGATCCGTGGCCGATTCTCACACACTAGCCGACGGGGGTACCACTGATGGCACTGAACAGATCGCTGCCCAACGGCAGCTATACCAGCACTGACGACTTGATTATCGAGGCGATCAATGAGCTGCTCGAGACGATCGGAGAGTTCCCGATTGCCGCCGCACCGACCTCGGCAAACGACGGCACGGTCGCCGGCCGAGCACTCTCGTTCCTGGAGCGGGCGAACATCCGCACCCAGGCGATGGGGTGGCCTGAGAACATGATCTATGCCAAGTCCGCCACGGCCACGCAGATCCTGGCACTGAACAGCGGGAACATCCTGGGCGTCCAGGCGACCGGAAGCGACGGCCATCGGACGCTTGGGCTCCGCTCGTCGGGCAGCGGCACCCAGGAGATTTACGATGCAGACGCCGGCACGGCAGTGGGCGGAAGCGACACGATCCAGGTCGATGTCATCCAAAAGATGGCATGGGATGACCTCTCGGAGCATCTCCGTGAGAACATCGTCAAGGCTGCGGCGATGGAGTTCCAGCGTCGTCTCCAGGGTTCTCAGACGCAGGATGCGATGATCGGCCAGGAACGGCAGGTCGCCGATGCCCGGATCCCGAGAAACGACCCAGTCAGGAAGCGATCAGCCCTTCCGAACGCTGGCCCCATGTTTGGAAGTGCCCCGCCGCCACCGGCCGAGGGCCGATGACATGGAATCTCCCTACACGTTCCGGGCAAGATCGCTCTCCCAGGGGATCAGCACGCAAGCTCCGGTCATGCGGCCGGAAACCCAGGTCGAAGACGCGGAGAACATCGCTTTCTCGATTGTAGATGGTGCGATCAAGCGTCCAGGCAGCTCGATTGTCGCGTTGCTGGAATCCGTGCCCGAGAGCGGGCGGGCCTACGGCCTGCACCGGATCGAACGAGACGACGACGAGCAGTATCTGATCGTCTACGGCCAGGGAATGCTCGAGATCGTGGACATCAAAACCGGCCGTAAGGCAGCCCTAACGATGAAGTCCACGTCGAGCACCTATATGAGCCTGGGCGGAGCCGTACGGGATGACTTCCGATTCCTGACCATCGGAGACAACACTTTTGTACTAAATAGGAAAGTTTCTACGGGGATGGAGCACGATTACAAGCTCGATGCCTCCGTGATGCCCCACAGCCTCAAGAGAACCAGCACCAGCCCGCTGACGTTCGAGATGACCCAGACCCCCTGGACCGAGCGGAACTTCAAGGAGCAGATGATCTCCGGAACGGCGACCAACGGGGAGTTCAGGCTCAAGTATCGGGGCAACACCACGGTCAGGTACACCACGACGACCGAAGAAGAAGAGTTCGACCACATCGACTTCAATGCCCCAGCCTCCCGTTTCCAGGAAAGCAATGAAGGCGACGGCATCCAGCAGTACCTGGGAGAACTCAACTCCATCACCAGGGGGAAGGTTCTTTGCACCGGGGGGCCGGTAAACCAGAAGGAAGTGATCGTCGAGATCAGCGAAGACCTGGTCCCTGGCGATGGAGCCACAGAACTCAACAGCAGCGGGAAGACCAAGGATGCCACCGGCGACATGATCGAAGTTCGGCCAGTCAGCGGAGACCAGAACTTCACGGTCGTCCGAGGCAACGACAAGAGAAACCCGCCACCCGAGCCGATCAAGCTGAACGAGACCCTTGCCGACATGGCGTACTACCGGGGCCGACTCGTGCTGGCATCCGGGAACACGCTCATGTTCTCGAGAGTGGACGAGCTGTTCAACTTCTGGATCGAGAAGCCGGCAGCAATCTCGGACGCTGACCCGATCGAGCTGACCATTGCGGCCGACGACGTCGCCGATATTGACTTCGTGGTGCCTTTCAAGGGAAGCCTCCTGGTCATGACGAGGCAAGGCCGGCAGTACGTTCTTGAGGACGTTGATTCGTTGACGGCCACCACCGCCGCACTGACTCCGGGCACCCGGTACGAGACGCAGCTGGTGCAGCCCACGTCACTCGGATCCAACCTTTACCTGGTGGGCCGCAAGGCTGGCTCGAGCAATGTGTTCCAGTATTTCTACGACGACCTGGCCGGCGGCAACAAGGCCCTGGACGTATCCAAGCAAATCGACGGCCTGATTCCTGAAGACGTCGGAGCGATTGACGGCTCAGCCTCCTCGAGCCACCTGGTCGTTACCACTAAGGTCACGAGCTCGTCCATCGTTGCATCGACGTACCAAAGTCGAGCCACTGGGACATGGAGTGCTTTTGCCACCTGGAAGGAAGACGCTGACGGGGACGGGTCGTTCACCAACCTGGTGAGCGGCGAGCTGACTCCGCAGGCGTATGACACCTGCGAGATTGCGTCGGGCCACACCGTCACCTTCTCCGGATACGAGACTGACACGTCACTCTCAACGACCGGAGCGGCGATCTACACATACACCTGGTACGACGTTGGGAACAGCAGGGAGCAGAGCTCCTGGTCGCGGTGGACATATGGCCCCAGCAAGATCCAGGACACCAAGGTGATCGACGACTTTGCGTACCTCTTGCGGTTCGAGGACAATGACTACACCGGCGACAGCAAACGGCTCTACATTGACTCGATCTCCCTGGGTGAGGAAGGGCCTAAGAGGACGGGATTCGCCAGGCACTTGCACGCGGACAAGCAGGTAGTCGGGGGCACCCAGGCGTTTTCCAGCTCAGGAACCAACATCACGCTCACGATGACAGACACCGGCGGAAACTCGAGGAATCTCAAAGCGTCCATGTTTGACGCGGTGATTCTTGGACCCGAATACGCCGATGCCACCGGAGTCTCCGCAGAAGGATTCATGCTCACCACGTCGGCCGTGTCCGGGGCCGAAAACAAGATCCGAGTTGCAAGCGGCGACAACACTGACCTGCTCCTGGTCCAAGTCAATGGCGGATCGACCCAGTCCCCTGGGGACTACAGAGGCGGGACCCTGATAGCTTGCAATCGGATGAACTCTTCCCTGACACTCACCGAGCCGTTCTTCCGCGAACAGCAGGGCAACCCGATCCAGCAGGGCCGTCTGACCATCGACAAGGTAATCGTAGACTTCACCGAAACCGGCAACTTCGACGTCGAACTGATTCCCGACACCGGCAATGCGCAGACCAGGTCCAAAAAGGAAGGGTTCTCTGCCCGGCCGACGACCCAGGTGACCGATGGCCCGTTCCAGTTCACCGCTGGATGCAACGCCAAGACCACGGCAATCAAGATCAAGTCCACCGACGCACTCGCCGCCAGGTGGAACGCTTACGAGCTCCAGGGCCGTTTCTCAACACCGAGCTTCTGAAAGGAGACTAAATATGGATGGAGGCCTAACCGCTGCTCTCATCATCTCAACCGTCCTCGCTGCCGGCACTGCGGCAATTAGCTACGAGGAAGCCAAGTCTGCAAATAAGCGGGCCGTCAAGGCCGCAGAAGAACGAAATCAGCAGCTCGAGGGTGTCTATGCCGCCGAGTCCGCCCAGCTTTCAAAGAAGCAAGAGCGGGAACAGCGTCGGCTCAGCGTTGAAAGACACTTGGCAACCGAGTCCCTGGCAGCGTCCGTCGCCAGCTCTGGGCTCATCACAACCTCCGGATCCGCTGCGGTCGGCCAGGACCTGATCGACGCGAACTACGGCCAGGCTGCGAAGGAGCTGAACCAGGAAGCAAACGCCCAGCAGCGAGCCGCAACGTCCAACCTGGGCATGGCCCAAATGGACACCTACAACACCATGGCCATGAACTACCGAAACCCGATGATGGAAGGATTCCAGACCGGGTCACAGACCTTCTCCCTGGTGTTCGGCACCTACGCCTCGGCGGCTAGCCTGGCTGGAACAGGAACCTCAGCAGCTAACAGTGGAATCAATCCTGCGGCTTATGGAGTCGGCGGCATGGGACCGCCGAGCCCGTATGTCCCCTCTGGAGCAACCGGATGAGCCAATTTGACGCTCGCAGGTTCCAGGCTCCAAACATCGAAGCGAGCCAGCTCGGAATGCGAGGCCCCAGCATGGCCGGCCTCCAGCGATCGCAGCGGCCGGGGAACGCGAGCCAGCTCGTGCAAGCCCTCAACATCGGCCTGGCCACCACCATGCGAACACTCCGCCAGGTCAAGGAGATCCGATCCGTCGAGGTCGGCCTGGGCGTCGAGACCGGAGCCATGGAGCTGCCGGCGTTCGCAACGGAAATTGAGTCTGATGACCCTGCCTGGGAGATCAGCGTCTGGGAAGAGGGGCCGAATGGCCAGCTCGTAGCTCGAGACTCAGGTGCCATTCGCGGCGAGATCCTCGAGCGGTTCACGCCCTACCTGGAAGGCAAGTCTGACAGCTACCGCAAGGGCTTCCTGGACCGCGTGCTGCCTGGTGTCGAGCGTGGCCTCTATGGTCGCGGCCTCCAGCGGCGTCAGGACTACCTGGACATGCAGCTCGATACAATGGGCCAGGGGATCTACGGCGAGGTCGCCCAGGCTGATCGGCTGTTTGCAGAGGGCGGCGACCCGACGCCACTTATGTCCGACTACATCGACCGCGTTTCCGGCGACATCATCGAGATGTTCCCGCAGCAGGCCGACGAGCCGGATGCCGCGTACCAGACCCGAATCGACGACCTCGTGTTCGACAAGGTCATCACTCCCCACGTCGAATCTCTGATCGGCACCGCCTGGGGCATGAGAACCCTGGCAGACTTCCAGAGCCAGGTGCCCGCCGGCAAGATTGGCGATCTCAGGGACGAAGTCCAGCGATCGTACTACCAGTACCTGCACGAGCGACTGGCGACCCTCCAGACCGGAGCTGAGGCGAGCTTCGATCTGCTGGATGTCCACGGCGAACCCATCACGATCTCGAGCCAGCAAGACATGCAGGCGTTCCTGACAGACCCCAAGATCCTCGACCAGGACCATATCCTCAGTTTGACGGCTGCCCAGCGATCGACCCTCCTGGGATCGTTCACCGCCGGCAAGACACGGAAGGATGAGCAGCTGCGGACCTTCAACGCCATGCAGGGCATAGGCCTGCCAGGGGACTCGAGGTCGCAGTTCGATGCCCTGGCCGGCATGAACCTGTACGACCCGGACACCGGGTACATCGGTGGATCATCGCCGGCAGCGGCCGGGATCTTGCTCGGAACGATGAGGTACCCCGCACCCCAGGTCGCTACGGGCTTGCTTCAGCAGGCCATGGCCAGGGATGCAACCGCCAGCGACAACGCCATCCAGACGATGATCATCCTCGCTGCCCATCCAGACCGGAATGCGTTCACTGCCGTGGCGGAGCAGGCCAGCACCCCGCAAGAGCGTCACCTGGTTGCAATCATTGGAAGTCACACCGAAGGGTCCGTTCTGTTCGACATGAATGGGCAGCCGACCGTTGACAACAACCGCCTTCAAAAGATCCTCGATCGCGTCCGAACCACTCCGATCAGCGACCAAGGTCCCGAATACACCCAGAAGGACATTGATGCCGTCGCTCCAGTGCTGGGATTCACCGGGTTCAGGCCTGAGAACGAAGTTCGAGACCATGTGATGGGGATCCTGAAAGAGCACGCAGGTGCTGACGGATGGATACTCGGCCCGGATCTCATCGTGTCGGACCCGACAATCATGGCCTCCGCCACCGGCTACTTCATCGAGAACGCCATGATCGTGGGCCGTCGTTTGCAAGGTGCTTCCCCTGACCAGGTCAGGGAACAAGCCTCCAAGATGACCATGCACCAGCTGGGGGCCGAGTACGACCGCATCACGCTCGGCGACGGAGACGTGGCCCTCGTTCCTCGGATGGGCCTGCACCCAGACCAGAGATTCCTGGAAGACGGTCAGCAGATCATCCTCGACGCACTGAAGTCTCGTGGGATCGACGAATACTTCACCGCCAGGCCGTCAATCAACGGCGAGGGGTGGGTCCCGATGGACCAGTTTGGCGACGACTTGCTGGGCCCTGGCGAATACATCGACTTCGCTGACGCCAGAGAAGAAACCGCCGTATCAGACGGAACAGCCCAGACTCGCAAGGCTGACGGTTGGATCCGGACATACATCAACACCGCCGGCACCGACGCCAAGGGCGGAATGGGGTTCATGCCATGACGATTCGTCAAGCAAGTATGCAGGACATGCCCAACGCCAGAGAAGCGATGGTGGTCGGCGCGTACGACGCCCAATACAACGGGCCAAGCCCGATCATGCGGCTCCCCGGAGAGGAGCTCACCAAGCCCGAGCTCCGCAACAGCCCCGATCTAAACTGGTCGGAATGGTGGGCGATCCAGTCACTGACTAGCTTCCCCGGCGCAGTCGGCCAGTTCCTGCACCAGTCGTTCACGGTCCCAGGTAGCGACCTCAGCTTCGACGGATACGACTACATCCGAGGCAAGTACAGCCTCGAGAACCCCGACGTTCGCCTGGCCATCGAGCAGGGCTGGTTCGATCTCGCGTTCTCCCCCGAGCAGGCCGAGCATCGCCTGGCCCTCGCAAGACAGAACAACGTCGCCCTGGCCGAAGCCTACCGAATGGATCCCACCACCCTGAGCGGTGCGTTCGACATAGGCCTGGGCATGTTGGCTCAGCTCATCGGCGACCCCGTCAACCTGGCCGGCGGCATCGGCCTTGCTCGCCTGGGGTACAAAGGGGTCTCCGGAATCAAGGCGTTGCAGGGCGGCGGCAAGGCTCTGGCCGGCAGGACCGCCGCGACCGCCGGCGTCGGCGCGGCCGGCAACCTGGCGTTCGAGCAGGCTTTGAACGAGCTCAACCCCTCGACCGAAATCGAAGGGGCCTACAACGAAATCTTCGCGGCCTCCTTGGGCGGTGCGTTCGGTGCAGCGATCCCGCCGATCGGGCACTTCGTCGGTCGCCCTGCGATCAAGGGTGCCAGCAACAAGCTCATGCGGTTCCGCGAGAAGCGACTCCAGAAGGCGATGGAGACGGTCGCTGACAGCCCGAACGTCCGGCGAGAAGCCGACATCGACACGCCGTACGAATCTGCTGAGCTCGTCACGATCAAGACCAGCCTGGACGAATCCGAGGCTGACCTGGACATGATGCTGGCACCGGAACCCTTGGTCCCAAATTCTCCGCTAAAGCCTGAGCCTTTTATCTCTCCGCTACAGCCCGAGCCCGTTCAGCTACAAGGACGCCAGGTCGTCGCCCCGCTGCGGCCGGCAGACCCCAAGCACCCCGTCAACGTCAAGCTGCGTCAGCTGGCTGCCAAGGCAAACCGCGAAGGCTGGCAGCTCGAGGTCTTGGCTCACCCCGACCAGGAAGTCCTGACCCTGCTCGAGCAGGTCGTTGAGATTTCCAACTCCGCCAGGCTGAACCGGATCGCTACCCAGGGCCAGCTCGACGGGTCGATCGCAGACCAAACCGTCTCCGGAATCACGGGCCTCTACTCGAGAGCCCAGAGCATCGTCACTCCTGGGGCGAGAACCGCCGGCAGGGCAGTCGCCGTCATCGAGGACTTCTACCGCACGGTCAGCGGCTCCGCCCACACGATCACCGAGCAGTCCGCCACCCAGGCGTTCACCGCCAGGCGTGGAGCATCAGCCGAGGGCATCACCTCGCAGCTGCGGAAGCGAGCCGAATCGCTGACGTCCAACCTGGACCGGATCTACCGGCGAGCCAAGAAGGACAGGAACTCAGGGGGAGCGATCACCTACGACGGGCAGCCGCTCAACTTCAAGATGCTGGGCGGCCAGGACGAGTTCGAGGGTGCCGTCACCGACTTTCTCCGCCGCAAGCACGCCAAGGCGATGGGCTACGACGTCAAGATGCCCGAGGACGTGCATCCCCTGATCCTCGAGGCCGCTGACCGGGTCGAGAAATACTTCGACGGAATGGGCGATCAGTTGGTCAGGGCCGGGATCCTGGATGCCGAGAACGGCAACCTGGGCCGATACTTCCCGGTGGTCTATGACCCCAAGAAGATCCGCCGCAACCCGATCGTGTTCGTTGACACCATGGCTCGAGCTCTCGAGGAGCGAGACCTTCGAGGCCGCACCGTGGACGAGCTCGAGGTCGATGAAGACATCGCCAGCCAGATGAACCGCGATGCCGGCCGCGACGTGTTCGCTAGCCACCGCGACCCCGACGATCTGCCCGATGCCCCAGCACCCAGGGAAGAGCCTGAGCCAGCAGCTCCGCCCAAGGATCCGCTGGACGAGGCCGCCGAAGCAGCTCGAAAGCAACTCGAGGAAGGAATGGAACGAGCTCCCGTCCAGGATCTCGCGCCGTTGCGTGGCTACCGAAGCGATCCGTTCAAGGCTCCAGACGACATCTCCGCCGGCGGATACCCAGGTGCTCCGGTCCGGTACGCATTCGGCAAGGAGACCGTGATCCGGTTCGGCACCGGGGAGTCGATCCCTGGGTACTGGGCCGTCGTCGAGGCTCCGGACCTGAACCCGTCAAACAACGTCTACGGCGGCAGAACGGCCGAGGGCGGCTTCCCTCGAGATCCGGTCTACGGAGCCATGAACGAGCGAGCAGCCGACTACGCCGATCCCACGGGCGGCTCGAACAGCATGGAAGTCAACCAGGCCATGGTCCGCAACCCTGACCACGGCCGGTTCGCTGCCATGGACACCAGCACCGAGTACGGGACCCCGATCGTCACGCTTGACGGATACCCAGACTCCGGTGCAAACCGAACCATGGCGATGCAGCAGATCCACGAGGGGATCAACGGTGCCAAGCCCGAGGACGCGGTCAAGCTCAAGCAGGCGGTGAGAGACTCAGCATCTGACGCCGGTATTGACCCCAAGGTCGTGGATGGATTCGAGAAGCCAGTCCTGGTCCGAGTGATGAAGGAACCTGGCGAGCCGGGCTCCATGTCTACCGCAGCAAACCGCAGAGCTGCCGCGACCCAGTCAAAGGGTTCCGAAGCTGCGGCCAGGTCGCAGAAGATTTCTGATGGCACGTTCGCCTTCCTGAACCGCCACCTGGACGAGGCTAAGGAAGAGACAACCTTCCGGGCTGCCCTGGACCAGGGAGACTTCGGCCTGGACTTGCTGATCCGGTTGCGAGACGACGGGGTCATCGACAACAACGACTTCGCCCGAATGTGGAACACGAAGGGGAACAAGTTCACCCCCGAGGGCAAGGACTACGTCCAGTCGCTCATGGCAGCTCGAGTCATGCAGGAGTTCGAGACTCCCAGCTACGTCGGGCCTGATGGCACGCCACGGTTCGGGCAGCGCGTCGGCAGAGACGAAGTCCTATCCCAGGCCCAGCCCCAGGCTCGAGATCGCTGGGAGAGTGCTTCGCCGCTCGTGATGTCACTGAACCAAATGGGCTTCGCCAGGAACGCCCATCCAGATTTCAACGGCGGACTGGCGTACATCGACGACGCCTGGTCGAAGGCCCTCCTGGCCCACGGCGAATGGAAGAAAAGCAAGCAGACGTTCGACGACTACTTCTTCAACCAGATCCCCCAGGTGCCCCATGTCGGATTCGATACGCCGATGGTGGCCGCGTTCGTCCATGCCCTGGACACGTTGGGTCCGAAGAAGCTGCGGACGGCTCTCAAGGAAGCCAACAGCAGAATCCGGGTCGAGAGCAGTGATGGTCCGTCGATGTTTACCGGCGACCCATTGAACCCCTACCAGGTCCTGCATGACGTCCTGGTCGGCCCCGACGGACCGGCGAGCCTGGCCTCGCTTCGGAACATCCAGGAGCCGATGGCGACCAACCGCACCATGCGAGTCGAAGCTGAGGCTGAGGCAAACGCCGCGAGACTCGGAACGACGCGGCAGCAACACACGGACGAAAGTGGGGCATTCACTCCTGAAAGGCAGGAGCTTCACAACCAGATCGTCGAAGACATGATGGGGCTTCGAGTCGAAGGAGACGAGAATGCCATCAAGCCGGGGGTGGGCGGAGGCCGCGCTGAAACGCCACGAGCTGAGCGGCAGGTGGTGTTCCTGACGGGGCCAGCTGCGGCCGGCAAGAGCACCATGGCCGATTCGATCCAGGCGTCCCAGGGTGCTTACATCGTGGACAGCGACTTCATCAAGCGGAAGCTGCCCGAGTTCGAGGATCAGGGGGCTTTCGGAACGCACGACGAATCCAAGATGATCCTGGACCGCATGATTGACCAGGTCATCGAAGGCGGGTCTAACGCCATCATTCCGAAGGTCGGCGACAGCCAGGCAACGCTCTCGAAGATGATCTCTAAGTTCGCAGACGCGGGCTACGACGTCCATGTCGTCACGGTGGACATGCCGCCCAGGAAGGTGATGGAACGCCTCAGTGCTCGCTCGATTCACACTGGCCGGCACGTTCCGAATGGCATGGTTGCCAACGACTACGCAGACAACCCGACTCGAACCTGGCGTGAGGTCAACGAGAACGGCGGATATTGGGACCTTGGTGGGGGCCGGCGAGTCAAGCTCAAGAGCATGGGGCTCTACACCGCTGACGTACCCAGGACCAACAAGGCCAAGTTCGACGTCGTCGATCCGGATTCCTGGCTCGATGACAACGCTCTTGACATGGTCTTCAAGAACGGGTTGACAACCCGTAGCATGGCTGCTAAAGTAACACCGAAGGGATCACCCGATGTCACCACTCCCGATCTACCAGCTGCCCCTCGACGAGGTGCAGAGGCTCCAGACGCTGGCTCGAAACCAGTTCGAGGCGAGGACGTTTCGCCTGCTGATCGAGCTGATGGAGCAGGGGATGCCCCTCGACCGCGCAGCGGCAGTCCACTCGCTCCGCGACCCGACGGAGATGCTGGAGGATCTCCTCGACCTCAGCGGAAGATCCCTGTCGGAAGTCTTGACGAGAGACTCCGAGCCCAATACCTCGACCGACTGAGGCAGCGGTACCGCGAACAAGCGACCAGCATCCGAGACGCAATCAGTGACCCCGTGCGAGGACACGGGGTTGCTGCTCACATGCAGGCGGTCCCTCGCCCGCTGCGAGAGCGATCGCTCGGCATCAACTACGCGACCGTCCAGGATTTCCTGGATGACGGGCTCCAGAACCAGGTCATGCGCTACGACTACAACGTGGCCGGCCACATCGGAGTCCGGCGGGCGATCCAGCAGAACAGCGAGACCTGGGACAACTACCGCACCAGTGACGGTCGCAAGGTTGAGACCGCCGACGACCTGGCAGATGTCCTGGACACGCAGTTCAACCGAATGCGTGCCCTGGCTGAACGAGCCGGCGACATGGAGCTCGCCAACAAGATCGCCTCGGCTCACTCCAAGGCTCGCCGCGACCTGGTCACTCCAATGCAGGCGATGACCGGGCAGATGCCCAACCGAGGCATCAGCGACCCGGACAGCTTCTTGAGCTTCTTCGGCCGCACCGTGCAGCGATACAACTTCATGAACAAGCTGGGATCCGTGGGCTGGGCTCAGCTCAACGACCTGGCTCCGATCACGCTGTACCTGCTCCAGAACCCGCGATCGCTTGCCCAGTTCCCCAGGCTGATCGGACTAATGAAGAACTTCTCGAGGAAGGATCTCGAGCTGTTCCAGTTGTGGACCGACCACATGACCACGACCAGGGCACGGAGCGACATGGACTTCGATGTCCGCGACCTGGGATACGGCGCGGGCAAGGCCAGGGTCGTGAGTGCAATGATCGAGCACGGCTCTACCAGGCTTTCCGAAGTGTCTAGCCACCTCAGCGGCATGAACTGGATCACGAACACCAACAAGCGGCTCGCCGGCATGTTGACGTTCGAGCGGATGACCACGCTCAGCAAGAAGATGATCCGAGCCAAGAAGCTCATGGACGAAGGGATGAGCGAGGCCGATGCCCTCAAGAAGGTCCGCATGAGCAAGTACCAGCTCGCCAAGGTCAACCAGCTAGGGCTGAACGTCGAGCGAGCCGAGCTGTTCCATTCCCAGACGTACTCAAAGGGGACGCTGGCAGACGGCCGAGCGATCCGCGAAGTCATGAGCTTCGACGACTACATGAGGAACGAGAAGAAGCTGTTCGTCAACGGTTTCGCTGAGTGGGACATCAACGACGTTGCGACCCGAGACCTGCTCGAGACAATTCAAGCTCGAGTCGATGATGAAGTGAACCGCCACCTGGTCGTGACTCCTGGGGCGTTCGACCGCCCCCTGGTCAACTTCAACACCTGGGGCAAGCTGCTCAATCAGTTCCAGACGTTCATGATGGCGTTCCAGCACCAGCGGATGCTGCCCATGAGCCAGATGCCGGCGAAGTACCAGCTCTGGTACCTGACCACCTACATGGCCCTGGGTGCGACGACTGACGCAATCACCAACCATCTGTCCGGCCGGCGGAAGCTGAGCGAGTCTGCCGAGGAATGGAAGACCAACCCCGCCGGGATGGCGTACAAGGCTTTCGTCTACTCCGGCCTCAGCGGGCCGATCTCTCGGGCCTGGGGCCTGACGGACGCCCTGGGCGTTCCAGTGAGCCCTGGCGTGCTGTTCGACAACAGGGTGGGCGGTGGTGCCAGCCAAGGCTTCTACAGCGGAGACGCTGGAGCTCGAGCAGTCATCCAGGGCTTGGGGCCGACCGCAAGCACGGCCGACCGGATGGGCGACATCCTGTACGACGTCGCCGGCCCAGGCGAGGTCGATGACCAGACGTATTACAAGGCAGCAACCATGCTGCCATTCCAGAATCAGGCGATCCTGCGAATGCTGTATCGCGCAACGGACCTCCCCGTGGTCCCGGAGGCATTCAAGCGATGAAGTCACCTTCCCCCATCGAGAAGCTCAGCGACGAGCTCGACAAGGCTCTTCTGGATGTCCTGGTCAACGGTCGAGAGATAATGACCCAAGACGGTCCGGTCCGAATGCAGGCTTCGGCGGCCGATCTGAACGTGGTCCGGCAACGGTTGAAGGACGCCGGCGTTTCCGCCGTCGCCACCGATGAGAACCCGATCGGATCCCTGATCCGCGAGATGCAGTCCAGGGGGGTGAACATCCAGCCGCAGCTGCCACCTATGGATGACATCACGGAGGGATCACATGAAGGTAGTCCTGGTCGAGTGGCTGGATAGTGCTGAGCCGGCAGACAACTCAGACGTCGAAGAGCACGAGATCCCAGAACCGCAGCGGATCCAAAACCTCGGATGGCTGCTTCGGGACCAGGACACGCACGTCGTCCTGGTGGCAGGCATCAAGCCCGAGCTGAGCACCTACGACTACGTCATCACGATCCCGAAGTGCTCGATCATGCAGATGAGAGAGCTGAAGTGACGAAGGTACTGGTGATCGGCGACCTCCACTGCCCGGCCGACCTCACCCGGTACCGATCCCACGTCGTCCGAATGCAACGAAAGCACAAGACGACCAAGACCGTATTCATCGGAGACATCGTCGATGCCCACCGATGGGGACGCTGGGACCCCGATCACGAAGCTCCTGACTCGCAGACCGAGTACCGGCGGACCCTCAAACGGATCGCCTGGTGGCATGATTCGTTCCCAAATGCAGACGTCACCGTGGGCAACCACGACGAAAGATCCGTTCGCCAGGCTCGATCAGTAGGGATCCCAGACTCACTCATCAGGGGGTACGCCGACGCATGGAACACGCCGACCTGGAACTGGGTCCCGTCAGTCACGATCGACGGAGTCCGGTACTTCCACGGCGAAGGGTTCGGCGGCAAGTATCCGCACATGAACGCGGCCCTGGCAGCAGGTCAGAGCACGGTCATGGGGCACGTCCACTCGGTGGCCGGCATCCAATACATTGCTCGAGAGACCGGCGCGTACTGGGGCATGGCCGTCGGGTGCGGGGTGGACATCCGCCACCCCGCCATGCGATACGCAGCAAAGTACCCAAGCAAGCCCGTGATATCATGCGCGGTGGTGATCGACGGAACTCCCTATCTCGAACCAATGAGGTAAAACATGGCCAAGCGCGGACTCTACGCAAACATCAACGCAAAGAAGAAGGCCGGCAAGAAGATGCGGAAGAAGGGCGATAAGGGCGCGCCGACTGACGCGGCATTCAAGGCATCCGCCAAGACCGCAAAGAAGAAGCGGAAGAAGTGAGTGACCAAGTCCAGCTCGAGGAATACCTCGAGCGACTCACCAACGACTTCGACTACTTCCTCGAGCAGCTCTGGCTCGCAGTGAACCTCCCGACGCCGGCACCGCACCAGCGGCAGATCGCCCAGTGGCTTCAGCATGGCCCCAAGCGTCGAGGCGTGCGGGCGTTCCGTGGTGCTGCCAAAACCTGGGTGACGCTCGCGTACTGCATCTGGCGATTGTTCCGCGACCAGAATCAACGGATCCTCCTGGTCTCCAAGTCAGAGAAGCACTCGAAGGACTCGCTATACATGGCGAGGAAGTGGATCGGCCAGGTCCCGTTCCTTCAGCACATGGTGCCCGATCGGATCGCAGGGCAACGGGATTCCGCCCTCAACTTCGACATCCGGCAGGCCCCGTCCGATCGGACGCCTTCATTCACGGCGGCGTCGATCACGGGCCAGATCACCGGGTCTCGAGCGACCCTAATCATCTCGGACGACGTCGAGACGACGCAGACGACCCTGACTCTAGACATGCGAACCCGCCTCCGAGAAGAGGTCAAGGAGTTCGACAACATCTTGATCCCTGGTGGCGACGTCGTCTTCCTGGGCACGAATCACCACGTCGAGTCGCTCTACACCAAGCTGGCCGAGGAGGCCGGGTACGCCTTCCGCTCCTGGCCAGCTCAGTACCCAGGCGGCGACTGGGCGGCCCCGCCCGACCTGGCACCCGAGCTCCAGGAGGCTCTCGATCGAGGCGAGGTTCAGCCCGACGACAGCGTGTGGCCCACACGGTTCGACCTCACGGAGCTCATCGACCGCCAGGCATCCGAGGGTCGATCGACCTACGGGATGCAGTACGCGATGCTCCAGACGCTCGGCGACGAGCTCAAGTATCCGCTCAAGCTCCAGGACCTGGTCGTCTTCCCGGTTCAGCGAGACCGAGCCCCCCTCACCATCGCCTGGGGAATGAAGAACGATCGAGGCGGATCGACCAGGTACGAGGAGATCCCGAGCCTGGGGTTCGCCGGCGACGGCTTCTACTCGCCGATCATGTTCAGCGATCAGTGGGTCGAATACACCGGGACCTACGCCTTCATCGACCCGTCCGGCAAGGGTGCCGACAAGACGGCCGTGGCAATCGTCGCCCACCTCAACGGATTCCTGTACGTCAAAGCCGTCAAGGCTTTCCAGGGCGGGTTCGAGCGGGAGACCCTCGAAGGGATCTGCCTAGCCTGCCGGGAACATCGGGTCGATCGCATTCACGTCGAAGACAACTTCGGCTCGAGTATGTTCACCGCACTGCTCGAGCCCGTGCTTCAGGGCATGTTTCTCGAGCCCGACGAGCAGCCTGACTACCCCGACGGCTGGGCCTCCGGCCTCGAGAACGTCCGAGTCCATGGCCAGAAGGAGGTCAGGATCATCTCGGTCCTCGAGCCCCTGGCCAACAGTCACCGCCTGGTGTTCCACCCTGACGTCGCGCACAACCAGGACCTACAGCGTCAGTGGACGATGCTGACCAGGGAACGGAACTGCCTGAAGCATGATGACGAGATCGACGCCCTGGGCAGCTGCTGCGCCCAATGGCTCGAGCTCATGAACATGGACCCCGAAGTCGCCGCCAACAACCGCCGAGCCCAGTGGCTCGAGGACGCTCTCGACGAGCACTATGCGGCATTCAAGATCAACCGACAAACCACCAGCTGGATCCGAAGGAGGGATTGATGCCTCAAGCAACCAACTACACGTTCGTGGCTGACGGTCTCTCGCTGACCAGTGCCACCCAAGTCGATACCAACAACACGCTGGTCTCCGAAAGCACGTTCCTTTCGGCCAACCTGGCCATCTCTGGGGCGACCCCGATCCGAAAAGACGGGACGCTGAAGATCGAGATGAGGCTGAGCATTCCGACCCAGCTGGTCGATCCGAACTCTGCCGGCGACTTCCTGCTCTTCTACCCCAACTGGAACGCTCGGATGATCTTCCCGAACGGGTACAAGATCGGCACCGGCATCCAGGCCACCACCGTCTCGAGCGGAAACGCCAAGCTGTTTCGAGTCGCATGGGAGTACGGCACCGAGGCCCTGCGGGACGCGGCCTGGGACGAGGCCTTCGTGAACTACAACGGCCAGACAGGCACGATCGCCCCATCGGTCGAGTTTATCTACGCCACCAACGGCAACCTGGCATCAGACTCTCGAGCCTTCGCCGGATCGAGGCACTACCAGCTTCGATACGAAGGGCAGCGAGGCCGCCTCCTGTGACGTTCTACGACCCGAACGGTGCGGAATGGGCCGAGACCCTCGCAGACAACTGGAAGGCCGTACGCGGCGAATACGAGGCTCTGAGGGACGAGCTGTTCATGGAGTCCCCGAAGGGGAGAGACGTTTGCTATGAGGGTGGCTGGGATGTCTTCGGACTTTGCTACCAGGGCAACTGGATCCACTCCCACTGCGAGCTGGTCCCATGCCTCGCCAGGTTCCTGCATGACGTTCCGTGCCTGGTCAACGCCGCCATCTCCATCCTGGGGCCTGAGTCCCAGATCCTCCCGCACGAGGAGGACATCCCCGGCGTCCTCCGGTACGACCTGGGCCTGGTGGTGCCCGAAGGCTGCGGCATGAGGGCCAAGGACATCGTCTGCCCCCACGTCGAGGGAGGTGTCGCCATGTTCGACCCATCCCATGAGCATGAGTGCTGGAACACCCACCCCAAGATCACTCGAGCCCTCCTGACCGTGGACTTCGCCACTCCGAAGCTGGAGATCGACAGGTCCCACCCCCGACCCCTTCGATAACTGTGGCTCAGTGAGTGAAACTTTTTTCACTCGGAATGTTCACCGCGAAAACTTGTCTGGCCCTCTGACTATACGCGGGCGGCCGAGCCTCCCCCCGGCCCCCCCGTTATCGGACCCCGCAAGCGTTATCGGACCCGCCGGGTGGGGGGGCGGCCTTCCTGCGAGCACAACCCGAGCACACGACCGGCCCGGAACGCATGGGAAGCCGGCATTCCGAGTCTACCATAGACTCAGAGGACCGGCATGGGCTTATCGGACGTCGGCCGGCCGCGTCAACGCTCGAGCTCGTCCATGTCTGCACCGATGCACCGGACCACCTGCCCTTTTCGGTTTGACCTGGCCTACCTGCTTTTTTCGGAATCTTCAGAGATTGTCTATCCTACCGCTTGACATACGTTCGATGATAGGTATGATGACCGTGCACGGCCAACGACGGCCGGCACCTACCACCCTCTACGGAGCCTGACCATGACCACCTTCCTTCCCACCAACGACGGCCGAGCCTTCTACCTCCAGCCCCAGACCGCCTCGGTCCTCGAGATGCAGGAGGAGTTCGGAGTCACCTACACGACCGGCCCGGCCCACGCGACGATAGCCGACGCTCGAGCATGGGCAGCCGACAACCACCCCGGATGCACGGTGCTCGACGAACAGCCGAAGCACTACCACACGCCCAGCCCCTCGAGCACCTACGAAGTCTGGAAGGACTCCACCGGCTACTACTGCCGGCCGAACGCCCAGCCGACCGACTGCGAGCTACTCCACGGCCCCTTCGACACCTTCGAGGAGGCGACCGACCACGCCCGAGAGGAGGGCCTGCGATGACCGGGCCGCACCTACCCGAGATCCGCGACGCCTGCCGCCAGTGGTTCCAAGCTCCGAAGGGTTGGCACCTGACCCTGAGCTACACCGCCCGCAGCTGGCAGGTCTTCGTCTTCCACGGCAAGCACCACGAGCACCAGATGGTGTACGACGTGGCACCCACTGAAGACGCAGGCTTCTGGACCTGCGAGCGGGTGCGGGGTCCGAAGCTCGAGCACTGGCTGCGGCTGGGCTACGAGGCTCGAGACCTCTGCCCGAGCCAGCTGGCCGGCTTCAAGGCTGACGTCTACGCCGAGGACCACGAGGCAGGGATCGAGCCCGGCCTGACCTGGCTCATGGCCTGCGACTGCCGGACCTTCGAGCGACTGGCCGAGGTCGAAGCCCAAGGCCTGACGCCGGCCGAAGCCAGCCCGACGAGGTACTACACCCGACCCGAGCGAGACACCCCAGCCCGCACACTGTGGGGTTGACACGGGATGACATACCTGCTAACATGCACGCGGTCAGGGACAGGCCCCGACCATCACCTACCACGGAGAACACCGATGCCCGAGACACTCCAGCAAGTCTTCGCCCAGATGAACGCACGCGAGCGAGCCGGCATGTGCTACCTGCTCTGCCCTAAAGACGCATGCCCGGTAGACCTAGCCCAGCGAGCGTTCGTGCGAGCCGCCGCTCGAGCTGCCGCCCGCGTCCCGGAGACCCAAGACTTCGAGCTCGACCGAGAGTACCGATTCTTCCTCGCCCAGCTGCGATGGACCGAGCGAATGGAGGCACGCCGATGACCAAGCTGACCGCACTCGACGCCGCCACCGTGCAGCAGTCACACGCTCGAGCCCTCGGGCTCCGGCCCGATCAGGCCATGGCTACGGCTGCGGCCTACTGGCTCAGCTGCAAGCGGCAGGACGGCGAGCATGTACGCAACACGAGACACGCACTCGCCACGGTCAAGTGGCACGCACGCCTGGTCAAGCGAGTGCGATGGAACGTACCCGAAGACAACACGGAGCACTGACCATGAACGTAGCACGCAGCATCCAAGAGGGCCTCGAACGTGAGGCATCACTGGTCGCTTGGCTCGCCGCCAACGCCGGCCAACCACTCGCCCTGAAGACTGCCGGCATCGGAGTCGGCGGACGCGGGGAGTGGCAACTCAGGCGGGACTGGCTCAACGACTACCCGCCCACGGCCACGCCTCAAGCGGACCGCCACGGCACGGTGCCCGCCGACCCGGCGGACCAGAAGCGACTCGTCGCACGGGTGCTCGAGCACTGCACCTTCGACGGGCCAGTGAAGATCGAGTGCGGGCCGCACCAACCAGGCACTGAAGCGAACGAAATCCAGCTGAGACGAGGTCGAGTCAGCTGGTTCACCAAGCCGGCGATCGCCCAAGAGCCCGGCCTCGACGACGGATATTGACCATGGGACAGCACTGCCGAGGACCGACACCGACCGAAGCATGGCTCGCACTCTGCTTCACTCACCTACCCCGCCTCGAGTACGAACGACTGCTCGAGTACCTCAACCAGGAGACGACCGATGGCCCGACAACTGACCGGACTGAACGACGAGAACCTCAAGCTGAGAGCCACGCTCGAGGCCAAGATCCAGACGATCGGCAACGCCGACCTCGCCGCCTTCCGGCGGACCATCCACGACAAGGCCTTCACCATGCCCGACGGCAAGGAGAAGCAGACGCACCAGCTGCTGCACCTCATGTTGCAGCATGAGATCAAGGTGCGAGAACACCTGGCCGGGATGGTTGACACGGCCTGACCTACCCGCTAACATAGGGGTGCTCCATCGGGGAGCACCCACCACCTACCACGGAGAACACACCATGCCTCGAGACTACAGATGGATCGAACCCAAGGAAGTCGCGGCCCTCGTCCGCAAGCGACTGAAGGCCCGCTTCCCCGGCCAGAAGTTCAGCGTCCGCAGCAGCAGGTTCGCCGGCGGCAGCAGCGTGGACGTCAGCTACACCGGCGGCCCTGCCCAGTGCCTGGTTGATGAGGAGATCAGCGACTACCAGTTCGCCCGGTTCGACAGCATGACCGACTACGGCTACAGCTGCGACCGCTGGCTCAACACCAAGACCGGCGAGACACGGATGGCACAGGTCGAGGAGACACACAGCGACCGAGCCCAGAACAACCCGAGCCCCGGCCCTGACTGGGAGAAGGTGTGCGGCGGCAAGATGTACGTCCACGCCCAGCGGACTGCCGGCCTCGACGAACCGTGTGCAGTGTGCGGCGAGGTGCCCGAGCGGCACACCTGGCGAAGCCGAGGCGAGACACGAGAGAGCCGAGGCGAGTGCAAGAACACCACCTGCCGCCGGGTGTGCGAGGAGCTGAGCGGCCCCATCGAGGCACAGTGGCACCTGCAAGTGCCGGTCGGGCAGGTGGACTGGACCCCGCACGAGGAGGGCCACGGCTACGCCTGCCGCCAAGCCAACGACGTCACCGCCGCCCGCAAGAACTTCAAGCTCGCAACACAGGAGGAACCGACCCATGCCTGACCCGACACCGACCCTCGCCCTCGTCATCCCGGCCGACCCCATCCAGATGTGCCGCAAGCTGTACGTCGGCGGGTTCCAAGACCTGAACGCCGCCGTCGGCTGCGACGAAACGTCCAACCTCTCGATCGCCGAGGTCGAGGGGGTGGGCGGACTCAACCTATGGCATGACGACATGGCCCTGACCGGGATCCGCCCCGCCGTCCGAGTGAACCAGCGAGCCATGGCCCTGGCTAACTACCCGGCCCCGCTCGCCGGCGACATGGTCCTGTACCGTGCCGACCCCAAGACCGGCGATGCCGTGGCCGTGCCCGATGACCTGGTCGAGAAGCTCACGCAGAACGTGCTGTTCAACGACAAGCTCATCAACGACGGCATCGCCCAGTTCAACAAGTGGCTGCGAGTGCAGAAGATGATGGGCGGTGCGACGTCGTAACATCGCACCGCCCATCGGGCTCACCTACCACGGGAGCAGGCCAGACAGTACCACCTCACCCCAGGAGATTCAACATGCCCGCGAACACCCCACCCACCCGCAAGTACGAAGCGATCCAGACGCCACGCCACCTCGAGGTGGTAGACAAGGCTCGAGTGCTGGCCGCCATGATCCAGGTCGAGACCGACGACCCTCGACCCGTGCCGATCTACATGGCCGTGCTCACTGCGATCGACGAGGCCCTCGAGGACCGCAGCTGATAGGGGTTGACATACTGCGCCGGTTACCGTAGGATCCAAGTGCGGGACCGGCCCGCTCGCCTGCCAAGGAGCAACGACATGAACGAAACCCCTGGAAACTTAGGCCGAAAGCTGATCGTCAACTACGGCGGGGGCGTGGACTCGACCGCCATCCTGGTCGAGCTCGCCCGCCTCGGCGTCCGGCCTGACGCGATCGTCTTCGCCGACGTCGGCAACGAAGCACCCTGGACCTACGAGTACCTCGACTACTTCGACCGCTGGCTCGAGAGCGTCGGGTTCCCGACCGTGACCAGGGTCAAGCGGTACGACCACATCACCCGGCGAGGCACCACCTACACCACGCTCGAGCAGAACTGCCTCGACAACGAGACTCTGCCGAGCATCGCCTTCGGGTTCCAGCGGCACGGCTGCTCCATCAAGTGGAAGGCCGACACCATCGAGGCCTACCTGACTCGAGCCTGGCCAGAGCGAGACGAGGCCTGGGCCGGCGAGCCCCCGCTTCAGGTCATCGGCTACGACAACAGCACCGCCGACCGCAAGCGACGAGCTCGAGCTGACAAGCACGAGACCACGATCGGCGGCCGCCCGGCCGAGCGGTGGTACCCACTGCAAGACTGGGGATGGGACCGCGAGGAGTGCAAGCGACGGATCGCTGCCGCCGGCCTGCGAGTACCAGAGAAGAGTGCTTGCTGGTTCTGCCCCGCCAGCCAGAAGTGGGAGATCGCCCGGCTCGGGGCCGAGCACCCTGACCTGCTCGAGCGAGCGTTCAAGATGGAACGCAGCTGGCTGACCGGCAAGCACGCCGACAAGCGAACGACCTGCAAGGGACTCGGCTTCACCTTCGCCTGGCACGAGTGGTGCGAGGAGCAAGGCCTCGTCAACCCCGGAGGCACAGTCAACCAGGCGAACGCTCGAGCTCTGGCCGACGAGCTGCGAGGCCAGCCCGAGCTCACGCAGCTGACGCTCTTCGGAGCAGCGGCATGAACGTCGAGCTCACCGATTGCCAACTGCCCCGAAGCACGTTATGATACTCACGTCCAAGCCTCTCACCTACCACGCAAGGGAGCAATGACATGCCAAGCTGGATGCAACTGGCCGCGACACTGGCCGACAACACCACCACCCCTCCGACCCTGTACCAGCAGGGCTCGTACTGGTACGGCAGGTACCGCCCGGACACCCGCATCCGAGCGAGACGCAAGTGCCTGGGCAACGTGACCAAGACAACCGAACGAGCAGCCACTGCGAAGCTGCTCGCCTGGGTAGCTGAGCTCGAGCTCTCCGAAGCCGAGCCGGCGGTGCCGATGCACGACCTGGTCAACCTCGCACCCGAGCGACTGCACAAGACGGGCCACCGATTCATGGTGACGCTCGAGCAGGAGATGGCCGACGACATCCGGAAGGTGACGAGCTCCGAGGTGGCACGGTTCCTCGAGCACCAGCGAGCAGCAGGCAAGGCGGAGAACACGCTTCGCAAGTACGCACGCGAGCTCAAGCAGCTGTTCAAGGTTGCGATGTCGGACGACCTGCTCGAGAAGAACCCCGTCACTGTCCAGTTCAAGACGACGCACAAGAAGACGGAACCCAAGCCAGTCAACATCGACCCGGCCTACTTCGAGGCCGTGCTCGAGCAGCTGCCCACCGTGCAGTGGCGAGCGGCCGTGGCCAGCTGCTACTACCTGGGCCTGCGACGGCGGGAAGTCTTCGACGCCAAGCTGCCGTTCCTCGATCGGGACCGCATGAGCCTCGACGTCTGGAGCAACAAGACAAATCGAATGCGGGTGGTGCGAGTCGAGCCCGAGTTCCTCCCCTTCCTGTACGGGTACCCTCCCCAGCAGGAGAACAGGGAGTGGTTGACCATGCCTCCGACCGCGTACGACATGGGCCACCATGTCCTGCGGGAAGCCTGCGAGAAGGTCAGCCCTCGAGCACGCTTCACCTGGCAAGACATGAGACGCAACCGGGCAACACTCTGGCGCAAGGCCGGACACCCCGCATCCGCAGTGAACCAGTGGTTGGGACACTCTGAACAGACAGCGACCGACCACTACGTCGGCAACATGGGAACCTAGACATGACACCTCCGAAGCCAATCATCCAAGACATCAAGGGCAAGCCGTACGAAGCCGTCGCCAGTCGGCTCGCCCGTTTCAGGTACGACCACTCGACCGCTCGCATCGACAACACGATCCACACGGTCACCGAGACCAGGGTCATCATTCGCTGCGAGGTCTACTCTGATTCGGGTGAGCTGCTGGCGTCTGGCCATGCCGAAGAGATCCGCGACTCGAGCCACATCAACCAGACCAGTGCACTCGAGAACGCAGAGACCAGTGCACTCGGCCGTGCCCTGGGTATCGCAGGCTACGACGCCTGCAACAACGTCGCCTCCGCCGATGAGGTATCGTCGGCAGTCAACCAACAGTCATCTCTTTCCTCCGCCCCCCGCCCGGCACCCTCTCTCTCTAGGGAACCAGCCCCTCAAAAGGCTGCTCCCTCCCCGCCGGGCGGGGCGGTTGTTTCATCGGTCGAGCACCGTGAGCTGACGAACAGAGAAGGCGAGCCGTTCGACAAGTGGACCATCAACCTGACCGACGGCACCAAGCTGACCACGTTCAAGAAGAACGTCGGCGAGGCCGCAAGCGAGGGCGACCAGGTCGAGTACGACGCCGGCCCGCCCAACAGCTACGGCGATCGCCCGCTCCGCTGGCTGAAGAAGGCTCGAGCAGTTGCGGCTCCGCCGGCTGACCAGATCCCTGAACCAACCCCCTTCTGAAAGGACTGAGAGATGGCACGGACGCTCATCGACATATGCCAGGACATGGAGAGCCTGGACAAGATCCTCGCCGAGGCCGAGGGTGACATCACCGATCCCCTGGTTGCGCAGACCATCGACCTCTGGTTCGAGGAGCTCGACGGCCAGCTCGACACCAAGGTCGAGCGGTACTGCAAGCTCATCCGTGAGCTCGAGCTCAGGTCGCAGGCCCGCATGGCCGAGGCCGACCGCATCCGCAACCTGGCAAAGACCGACGCCAACGGGGCGAAGGGACTGAAGCATCGGCTCCACTGCGTCATGATTCGGCGTGGCCTGGGCCGCATCAAGACCGACACGTTCAACGTGTCCGTCTGCAAGAATGGGGGCAAGCTCCCGATCGCCATCCGTGGCGAGGTGCCGCCCGAGTTCCAGCAGACGCAGGTCGTACCGGATACCGACAAGATCCGCCAGTCCCTGGACGAAGGGGTAGCCCTCGAGTTCGCTGCGTTCGAGGAACGGGGGAGGCACCTCCGTGTCCGGTGAGGTCGAGCTGATCGACAGCCGCGACGAGTACGAAGCACTCAAGGCAAAGGTCCAGGTTGGATTCGACGCGATGCTCGAGGGCATTGAAGCGGCGAAAAAAATCAGAGACCGCAGGCTTTGGCGGTTTGAGTACGACAGCTGGGACGACTTCTGCCGGGCCGAGCTCGAGCAGTCAGGCCGTCGCATGTACCAGCAGATGCAAGCAGCTGAGGTTCACGCACTGCTGCCGGCGGAGATTGCCACCGAGCTGAACGAAGCGCAGCTCCGTGCATTGAAGCCGGCGGCAGACGTGAGCCCTGAGCGTGCGGTCGAGGTGATCGAAGCAGTCACCGAGACCGGCCCCGTCACGGCCAAGCGTATCCAGGCAGAGATCAAGCCCGCCGAAACGGTGAGCTGGAAGGGGCTGAAGGCAGCGGTCGGAGCCCTCGAGCAGGTCGTGATCGAAGCTCGAGCCATGCCTGACGGCACATGGATTCCGATCGACCGGATCCGCGTGCACCTGGCCAACGTGGCGAAGGCCCTTGACGCAGCCAAGCCAACGAAAACCTGCCCGTACTGCGGCGGCAAGCCGGGCGGGTGTGAATCTTGCGAGGGCCTGGGCAAGGTGACGAGCGCAGTGTTCAAGATGAGGAGACAAGAGCTCGAATGAAGCCTCGCCCGTACCAGGCCGATGCACTGCGAGCTGTATGCAGAGAGCTGACGACGAACCGATCCACCCTCCTGGTCATGGCGACCGGGCTGGGCAAGACGGTGGTCTTCTCGCAGCTGGTGGGCATGGCGAAGCTAGGCAAGGTGATGGTGGTGGCCCACCGTGAGGAGCTCGTCACCCAGGCGGCGAGCAAGATCGAGCTCATCACTGGCACCTACCCAGAGATCGAGATGGCTGACTCGCACGCAAGCACCAGCCTGCTGAGCAGCGGGGACATCGTCGTTGCCAGCGTGCAAACATTGACCGCCGGCCGGCGGATGGAGAAGTTCAACGCCGACAGGTTCTCGCTGCTGATCTTCGACGAGTGCCACCACATCAAGGCCAGCACCTGGATGCGAGTGCTCAACCACTTCACGAAGAACGACAAGCTGAAGGTGCTGGGCGTGACGGCCACACCCAAGCGGACAGACAAGTCTGCCCTGGGCGAGGCGTTCGACACCGTGGCCTACGACTACAGTCTCATCAAGGCGATACCTGACGGGTGGTGCGTACCCCTCGAGCAGATGGTGGTCGAGGTCGAGGACCTGGACTATGACCAGGTGCGCACCACCGCCGGCGACCTCAATGCCAAGGACCTCGCCAAGCTGATGGAGCAGGAGTACGCACTGCACGCCATCGCCAGCCCGACGCTCGAGCTCGCCGCCGATCGCCGCACCCTGGTGTTCGCTGCTTCGGTCGAGGGTGGCCGCCGGCTCACTGAGATCCTGAACCGGGACCGACCTCGAGCTCGATTCGTCAGCGGCAAGACGCCGAAGCTCGAGCGGAAAGAAAGCCTTGACGCATTTGCTGCTGGCGAGTTCGACATCCTCGTCAACGTGGGCGTGCTGACCGAGGGGTTCGACGACCCAGGCATCGAGGCCATCGTCCTGGCCAGGCCGACGAAGAGCCAGTCCCTCTGGATGCAGATGATCGGCCGAGGCACCCGGCCCCTACCTGGGGTGGTGGATGACGCGGACGACACGCCGGAGGCACGCCGTGCTGCGATCGCAGCCAGCTCGAAGCCCAACGTGCTGATCCTGGACTTCGCTGGCAACGCAACCAGGCACAACCTGATCCAAGCCGTGGACATTCTCGGCGGTGACTACTCGGAAGAGACACGGGAGCGGGCGAAGCAGCTGGCTCGAGGCCGGGGCCAGGTCAAACCCGAGGAGCTGCTCGAGGAGGCAGACGAACAGCTCGCCGAGGAGCGAGAGCAGGCTAGGCTCGAGGCCATGGCCAAGCGTGCCAAGCTCAAGGCTCGCACCAAGTACCGAACGAAGACCATCGACGTGTTCGGCGTGCTGCCCCAGCTCGAGCAAGAGATGTCGGTTGGGTTCACGGAGCAGCCAAGTGACAAGCAGCTCGATATGCTGAGCCGCAACGGGATCGACGGCTCGACGCTGAGCAAGAGACAGGCTCAGGCAGCAATCAAGAACATCATTGCAAGGAGGCAACGAGGACTATGCACGCTAAAGCAGATGGACCTGCTCGTCCGGTTCGGTATCGACGGCTCGACGCTGACGAAGGAGCAAGCGACGAAACAGATCGACACGATAGCGGCGAATGGTTGGAAGGTGCCGTCATCTTCGACGGACTCGACGAAGCCCTCGTCGGGTTCGGTCAACAGCACGGCCGACCAGCCACCGCCATCTACTCGCACGCCCGACTTGTACGGAAGTTCCTCAACGAGGGCCTCGACCTCGAGGAAACTCTAGACCACATCGACTACAACATCCGCCAGCTGTACGCGGGAGAGAAGACGCCCGTACTGCTGGAGGATGGACATGACCTGGTCTAGAGCGACACGATCAAAGCCATGCCCCGCGTGCGGGAAGCCTGACTGGTGTGGGCACACCGCTGACGGTGCGATCCGCTGCATGCGCACGGATGAACCGCCACCCGGATATCGCCTGGTCAAGAGTGACGAGCACGGAGGCAACGTGTTCATCGCCGGCGAGGGAAACGAATGGCGACCGAAGCCGAAGGCTGCCCCTAAGCCCCAGCCCACCATCGACTGGACATCAGCTCAGCAACAGTTCGTTGATGACCTGGATGATGAGCTCGAGGAAGAGCTGGCCGGGCACATCGGTGTCGGACAGCCTTGGACCATGCTGTTCGGCATAGGCTGGTCGCATTCTCACAAGGCGTGGACGTTCCCGATGCGTGACCACATGACGCGGATCGTCGGCATCAGGCTGCGAACCAGGGAGGGTCGCAAGCTGGCGATCAAGGGCAGCAAGGAGGGGATCTTCTCCCCCGAGATCAAGGGCATGAAGACGGATGAGGTTCTGATCGGCGAGGGTCCGACGGACGCGATGCACTTGTGGAACCTTGGGTTCATTGCCATCGGGCGGCCCAGCTGCACGGGTGCGGCGGATATATGCAAGAGGTTCGTGGGTACCAGGGCGGCCGTGATCGTGAGCGACCGTGATTCACCTGGCCGAAAGGGAGCCGCTACCCTTGCCGACAAGCTGGCCGGCCAGTGTGCTAGCGTGAAGGTGATCGAACCCCTGCAAGGCAAGGATGCCAGGGACTGGATCGAGGGCGGTGCGACCGCCGAGCAGATCCGGATTGTGATTGACTCAGCCATGGAGCACGGCGATGAGACGAAACAAGTTTCGGGTAGCACCCGCTGACCAGAGGAAGTTCCTGGGCAAGACATACCCCTCGAAGGCAGAGATGCTGTACGCCGTCGAGCTTCAGCAGATGCTGGATGCGGGGCTGATTATCGAGTACGTCGAGCAGCCCAAGCTCTGGCTCGGTGTGCCCGAGAACAAATACATCCCGGACTTCCTGGTCATCCCTCGAGATGGCATCCCTTACTACGTCGATGTCAAGGGCATCGAGACGCCCGTGTTCAAGAAGAACAAACGACTCTGGCGATCCTATGGCCGGCTCCAGCTTTACCTGGTCAAGAGGAAGCGAGACAAGTTCGAGGTCTACGAGGTAGTCGAGGGGGGGTTCGGAAGTGACGGAAGCATTGCTTGACGGGTCAATCCTGGCCGATCAAATCAAGCTCGAGGAGGAGGCGATCGCTCGGGGGGCAGCTCGCTACCGCCGCCTGGCCAACGAGGCTATCGCCCGCGAAGACGGGGCCAGCCTCAAGCCGGCCGAACGAATGGTGGTCCATTGGATGGATCCCCTCGCCATCGCCGTGAATCTCGAGCGGCAGGCCTGCCTCACTGGGGACCCTGGGCCTGGGCGTGGCATGTATGCCCCGATCCTATGTGCCCTGGACACCGATCGGCTGGCGTTCCTCGTCATCCACACCACGATGAGCAGGTGCATGGCCGAGCCCAACGGCGATCTCCTGCCACGGGTGGCGTACGCGATCGGGGCCGCAGTCATCGCCGAGATCCACATGGACCTGCTGAAGAAGGACAGCAACGCCACGCTGAGGGACCTAGATCGCAAGTTCAAGAGGCTCAACACGCAGCGGATCAACTGGTGGGCGAAGCGAAGCCTGACGAATCACATCTGGAACCGCAAGGTGGCGGTGCACCTGGGCTCAAGCCTGCTCAACTGCCTGGTCAAGTCAGCCAGCTTCAAGCCCTACACAGAGGAGTTCTCGCCCTCGTTCGTGCACGAGAAGCAATGGCGGGACAACCAGAAGAAGGGTGTGATCCGCATGGTGCCCGAGGTGTTCGACCTCCTCGAGGATGGGCATGTCTTCCGCCAGGGCCTGCGTCCCAGGTACATGCCGATGCTGGTCGAGCCCTACCCCTGGTCGAACGAGCACGCCGGCGGGTACGTCAAGGTCAGGACCCCACTGCTGAACAAGCCAACCCCTGAGCAAACCGAGGCGATCGGGCAGGCGGACATGACTGCCTACTACGATGGGCTGAATGCGGTCTCCGGCCAGGCGTGGACAGTGAACAACCTGGTCTATCTGGTCATGAAGAACCTTTGGGAGGCTGGGGCGGGGGGGCCGGGTATGCCAGCGGCCAGCGATCGACCAATGCCACCCAAGTCTCCAGCAATCGAGGCCGATCCGGCCCTGCTGAAAAACTGGAAGCGGCAGGCCCACGAGGTACACACGGCAAACGCCAAGGCAAGAGGTGCTCGAGCTGAGTTCATCCAGCGGCTCACCCTTGCCGGGCAGATGAGGCACTCCCGGTTCCACCTGCCACACTCGGCCTGCTTTCGGTCCAGGGTCTACCCGATTCCCCTGTACCTGAACCCCCAAAGCAATGACTGCGCTCGAGGCCTGCTGCTGTTTGCTGATGGCAAGCCCCTCACCCCTCGAGGCAGGTGGTGGCTGCGGGTCGAGGCGGCAAACACCTGGGGCGTGGACAAGGTCCCGCTCACGCAAAGGGTGGAGTGGGCTGACCAGGAGCGGGAGATGATCGAGTCGGTCGCTCGCAATCCCTTGAGTGACACCCGGTGGCACCAGGCGGAGGATCCGTGGCAGTTCCTGGCCGTAGCCATGGCCATCGTCTTTCCGGAGGTGGGCGAGCGGTACCCATGCAAGATCGACGGATCTCTGAACGGGCTCCAGCACCTGGCCGCAGCTGCCAACTGCGAGATCGCCGGCTCGAGGGTGAACCTGCTGCCCAGCACCCCGGACGACTGGCCGGCAGACGCCTACCAGGACGTGGCGATCGTGGCACGCAAACGGAACACGGACCCCAGCTACGCCGATCTGCTCGAGCAGCACGGACGGCTACTAGCCAAGCAGCCAACCATGACCAAGGTCTACGGATGCACCCGTGTCGGAGCACGGGACCAGGTCAGGGACAAGCTAAAGAAGCTCGAGATCCCACGGGACAAGCTGTTCACGATGAGCCGGGACCTGAGCGGGCTGGTCCTGGACAGTATCGGCGAGGTGTGCGGCCGGGCCAACGACCTGTTCACCTGGTTCGAGGAGGCAGGCCGAGCTCTCTGCAAGCACGACCCGATGAAGGGGATCCGGTGGGTGACGCCGCTAGGGTTCCCGGTGATCCAGCCGTACCGCAAGTGGGGCAAGTGTACGATCCGCACCGCCATGCAGCGGATCACGCTGGCGTACCGCATGGATGAGGTCGAGGTCCACCTGGCACGCCAGATCCAGGGGATCACCGCGAACTGGACGCACTCGCAAGATGCAAGCCACTGCCTGATGACGGGGGCCGAGGCACGCCGGCGGGGCATGGCGTTCGGATCAGTCCACGATTCCTTTTGGTCACTGGCTGAGGATATTGATGAGCTCAACGAGATATCACGGGAGCAGTTCGTCAAGCTCTACGAGGGAGACCCCATTGCCGAGCTCGCCGCGTACTGGCGAGAGCACTGGCCAGGGGTGGACCTGCCCGATCCGCCGGCCAGGGGACAGCTCGACATCGACGGCGTGCGGTCGAGCACATACTTCTTCTCGTGAAAGGCCCGAGATAATGAAGGACATTCCCTCGATATCAGTCTACTTCTCGACGAGGAAACACTGGACCGCCAAGGCCGTGCGGATTCTGACCGTGAGCTGGTGCTCTCACGTTGCAATCGGTGACGAGCACGCCGTCCTGGACGTCAAGATGGAGGATGGGGCGAGATATATCCCTCGAGTGCTCTATGTTACGTTCGCCCAGGTGCGACCCCAGATGGCGTTCCACCTGGGCCGGCGTCGGGAGGTAGATTTCACCAGGTACGAAGGCATGCCGCCTCCCTCCTGGGCTCGGATCGCCATCCGATGGTTGACGTTCGGTTTCATTTCGTACTCTGGCGACTGCCTGGGCATGGTCAAGGACGTCCTCGAGCAAGATGGGATCCCAGTGCCCAGGCGTATCACCACTCCCGGCGGACTCCAGTGCTGGCTTGATGCAAGGGGATTCCTGCGTGGAACAGAATGACCTGCCGACCCGGCTGCCTCGTTTTTCTGAGGACCTGGTCCAACAACTTGATGAGCTGAACCCCCCTCCCGTAGTCAGGAACCTGCTTGCCACCGACGAGGCAATCCAGGAGCTGGTGTTCCAGGCCGGCCGGCGATCCATCGTCGATGAGCTGCTGAGGCTGGCCCCCGATGCCGCTACTGATTGATCGACCAGGCGAAGTCGCCGACTTCGTGTCGGAACGAGCTCATGCCCCAGATGGGTACGAGAATTATGAGGCCGTCGGCGTCGTGGATGATGATGGCAAGATCGTGGCGGGCATGGTGTTCGAGAGCTGGAACAGGCACTCGGTCAACATCCACCTGGCCATCGACGACCCGTCCAAGGTGGCCCTGGGGTTCTACAAATACTGCTTCCGCTACGCTTTCGATACCATGGGCTGCCATCGCATCAATGCCATGTGTGTCGATGGATATGAGCGGAACGAACGACTGCTCGAGGGCATGTGCTTCAAGCGTGAAGGCGTGCTCCGCGAGGGGTGGCGGCTCCCTGATGGTCAGGTAGTCGATGCAGCGATCTACGGATGCCTGCGATCCGAATGCAGACTTATTCCAAAGGAACTTAGACATGAAGAGGCTTGACTAATGGGTGGCGGTAAGGGCGGAAGCCCCCCTCCCCCGC